CTGGAAGTGTCGAGGTTATGATTTACAAGAGTAAAAATAAAATTGAAGGAGGCATAAAAGATGTAAAAGTTGCGGCACAAAAAGTCTACGATATTCTTAAAAAAGAAGGAAAAACAACCACTATAGACAAAAGATTAATTAAAAAATACAATTTAGTGTAATATTTATGTATATGGATGTTGATTTACAAATCTATTTACAAAAACTTAAAGATTTCTTTAACACAGATAAGGAAGCATTTAGAGATATGTTTGGTCACGGTAAAATAGATATGGATAGGTTTTATAAAATGGTCGCTAATAAAGCGACCATTAACATTAAAAAAAATGGTGACCCCATGTTAAGTTCTGAAGAAATGTTAGAAATAGTTACCGATTTAGCAGTAGAAGACATTTCTAAAGAAATAAAAGTAAGAGATTATATAAAACAACAACAAAAGATAGAAAAATTATTCGTCCACTATAAAGACGGGTACCCACCTTTTTGTCTGAATTAAAAATACAATTCACATATTGACAATATTTTTAACTTTGTTTAAATTTTCGTATGTCTAAAAATATTACAAATACTGAAAGAATAGCAAACGAACTACTATTAGAAAAATATAGACCACTAATGATGGTAAAATTATCCAAACCAACGACACTAAGAATAGGGGATTTGGAAAAATTTGCTTTTGATTTAAGTGATAAGAGTGGTTATGAAGTATTACTTTTTCCCGACGAAGAAGAAACAGATATTAAGATAGTAAGTGTTTGTGATAGTAAGTTTAAAGATATTGAAGAACTTAAAAGTTACATATATAAAAGATATGAAACTACACTGTTAGGTGATTCCCAATACACAAAAGTAAAAGATTATATAAAAAAAGATAAAAATGAGTAAGTACCCTACAAACGAAGAAATAATAGAGTTTAATCGTAAACAATCAGAAAAGGTAAATCACCCAAATCATTATGGTGGAAAAGATAACCTATATGAAGCTATTAAAGTTATTGAAGCGTGGGACTTAGGATTTAATTTGGGTAATACAGTAAAGTATATTTCTAGGGCAGGTAAAAAAATTAATACATTAGAAGACTTGGAAAAAGCAAGTTGGTATATAAACAGAGAAATTAATAAATTAAAAAAAAATTAAAAAATGGCAGAAGTAGTAATTAACGACAAAGTAAAGACCCACGAAGAGGGCAAACACACTTATATTGGAAAGTATAAAGGAAAAGATTTTAAAGCAAGTATGCAAGACATGAATGATGAACGAGAACTTGTTTACATGGAAGGTGAAGAAAATTTCACTGATGATGATAAAGTTGTTATTTTTGAACAACTAGATGACATGACTTATGTTGACACTATTGAAGAAGCTGGTGATGATAAGGTATATGTTGAAAACAACTACGAAACATGGTTTGCTTTTAAATTTGAAGCTTATGGTTCATATGGTGACCGTAAATTTGTGGTAGAAGAGTATAGTGATGAACACGGTGGGGACGCTACATTTCTAGAGGGTGAGGAAAGTTTTGATGAGGAAGAACAAGAAGTGATATACGAAGCAGTAAATGAATATATGTAATAAATAAAATAATTAATTAATATGAAAGGTAAAATTAGTACAGATAAAGGAACTATGGTGGTAGAGTTCTATGAAAAAGACGCACCAAATACAGTAAATAATTTTGTTAAATTAGCAAAAGAAGGGTTTTATAAAGACCTAAACTTTCATAGGGTAATTCCTGGGTTTGTAGCTCAAGGAGGTTGTCCTAATGGGACTGGTGCTGGTGGACCAGGATATAAGATAGACTGTGAATTAGACGGAGATAACCAATTTCACGATAGAGGGGTACTCTCAATGGCACACGCTGGTAGAAATACGGGTGGGTCACAGTTTTTTCTTGTACACACAAGAAATGCGACACAACACTTAGACCGTAATCACACCTGTTTTGGTAAAGTAGTAGAAGGACTAGACGTTATAGAAAAAATACAACAAGGAGACAAGTTTAATGTAGAAATAGAAGGATAATGAAAACTAAACTATCTGATAATGTAGGCAACACCCCATTAATACCAATAACCATAGGTGGTTATACTGTTTGGGGGAAAGCTGAGTTTATGAATCCTAGTGGTTCTGTTAAAGATAGGATGGCCACTTTTATAATTAATAATGCTGAAAAAAATGGTTTAATTATTAAAGGAAGTACTTTATGTGAAGCTACTAGTGGTAATAGTGGGATTGCATTTGCGATGTTAGCTGCGGAAAGAGGGTATAAGATGGTTATAATTATGCCATCCAACATGTCCGAAGAACGTAAAAATATGTTTAGATATTATGGAGCTGAATTAATTGAAGTTGATGACGGTAATTTTGATGGTGCAATAGAATTAAGAAATAAAATGTGTGAAGACAATAAATGGTTTAATTGCAACCAATTCCATAATCCATTAAATATACAAGCACACTACCAAACTACTGGGCCGGAATTCTATAATCAATATAAAGAACTTAAAAGTGAAAAGTCTATTCCCGCAGTTTTTGTGGCTGGTACCGGTACAGGTGGTACATTAATGGGTACTAATAAATTCTTAAAAGAAATGTGGCCCAATATAAAAACGGTAGCTATAGAACCAGCAGAAAGTGCTGTTATGTCTGGTTTTGAACCAGGATTACATGGAATACAAGGAATCGGTGATGGTAGTAAATTTTTGGTAGATATGGAAAAAGTTTCTGAAGTTAGGATGGTAAGTACTGAATGTGCGAAGGCTTGTGCTAGACATCTCGCAAAAAGGTATGGGTTATTTGTGGGGATAAGTGCAGCGGCAAATGTATTTGCGTCATTTCAGTGGTTAAGGGATAATGATGAAACACAGGCACTTACCATACTATGTGATAGGGGAGAGAGGTATTTTAGTTGTATGTAATGGAAAAAAAACCTGAAATTGTTGAAAAAGAATTGTGGGACCACTACTCGGAACTACCCAATCCTTCTTGGTATGAATATAAAGATAAAATGAAAAAAAAATATCCAGATAACGTGGTTTATAATGAAGATTCTGGAGAGTTTGACGCTAACTTAAAATCTTACCCCACCACAGTAGGTTCACAAAAGTTTGAACCTATAAATGTAGATAAGTCAGACTCTATAAAAGCGGACAAATACTTTCAATCCAGACTAAATGAATTAAAGGACGAGTACAAAAGATTAGTTGAGGAATATAACTGGACAAGCCTAGTGTACAAATCTACCTACAACTTCCAACCTATATTGGGAGAACACTATCACTTATACGAAAATAAAAATAAGGAACTATTCCTCAGCTTAATAGAACCCAATCAATGGGATAAAATGTACATAGGAACATTTAAATTATTGAATAATGGTAAATGGGAAAAGGTATAATTTATTTATGGTGTAAGTCGCTTATCATTATATTTATTGTAAACGACTTTTTTTATGCGTATATTAATAACAGAAAACCAACTTAAATTAATAACAGAACAATTAGATAGTTCTAAGTTTGTTAGAGCTTCTGATTTAAAAGCTTCAAATTGGTATTGGAGTCATATTAGAGATGAAGAGAGTTTAAAATGTAAAGCATACAATATTGGGGATGGTAAATGGACAATAGGTTATGGACATACAGAAGGGGTAAAAGAGGGTGATGTATTAGGGGACGGTGTAAACTGTGAAGATGAAGCCAATAAGATATTACGAGAAGACTCCAACTACCATGCGGACAGACTAAGAAAAATTTTTAAAAAATGGGAAGAACAAGGTATATATGTACCCATAACTCAAAATATGTATGATAGTTTATTATCATTATCTTATAATGGGGGTTCTGGGGGATTAAGGAGGTCGAATGTAATAGCATTATTAAAAAGTATAGGGGTGTTAGAAACTAACGATTATAAAAAAGCCGCAGAAACAATTAAAACGTATAGAGTTAGTAGTAAATTTCCAGGATTAAAAAAGAGAAGAGAAAAAGAATACCAACACTTTGTTAACGGGTTGGGGTAGTATTTATATAATATGAAAATAGAGATAACAGAAAAACAATTAGATTTTATTAATAAATCACTTTTAAATGAAGGTGGTATTAGAGATATTAATAAGTTAGCTCAGAGATACCCTAAAGCAGAGATATATTTCCATCA